CTAAACTAAATTTGCTGCCAACCCCTTTTGGGGCACCTTTGGGGCAGTGGCTGCCAGCCTCTGATTCAGTATATCAACCTGTGACTGGTTATTGTCGGCCATCCATGCACCATATACTGTATAGACCATCTGAGCATTTGCATGTCCCATCTGTGCGGCAATAAAATTGGGATTGGCTCCAGCGGCGAGTGACCAGCAGGCATAAGTGTGTCGGGACTGATACGCTTTTCTGTATCGTAAACCGGCTCGTCTCATCGCTGATTCCCATATCCTGTTTAGTGACGTTGCAGCATAATGCGCTCCGGACTTTCCTGAACGTGTGGTAAGCTGAGGGTTGAATACGAAGGTACATGAATGTGCGCTTGTCCGGCCAAATTCGCGTAGCTTCACCTCAACTTTATGCTGTTTGCCCAGCCTTGTGAGTGATGTCTGGTTTTTTAATGCATCAATCGCAGGCTGTATCAGATGTATCACCCTGTCGGTTCCTGCCTGGGTTTTCGGCAGGGTGAACTCTTTAGCCTGAGTGTAGTTTCTCCTGACAACCAAAGTGCCCGCTTTGATATCGATGTCTTCCCACGCCAGCGCGCACAATTCTCCATGTCGCATGCCAGTGTAAACAGCCAGGGACCAGAGATTTTTGATCTGCTGGTGGTGGCAGGCGTCAATGAGTCGCGTAAATTCGTCCTGTGAAAGCGGATCTGGTTCAGCTTTTGCTCTCTTCAGTGTTGATATTCCACTGAACGGATTTTGTGAAATGTAGCCATTGCATGCTGCAAACTGGAACATTCCACAGACAATCCCCATATAAGCATTTACTGTCGCCACACTACGTCCCTTCGGTGTCAATTCACGGTTTGGTCTCGCTACCTGATAACCTGTCATCAGTTCCCGTCTGAAAACGAGCAAGTCTTCCTGTGTTACAGCGGAAGCAAGAACCCGCCCTCCAAGCAAAGAAACACTCGTTTTTACGATCGACTCATAGCGGATCATCGTGTTTCTCGATATTTCCATTTCCTTAAGGCCGAGCCATTTGTCCGCCAGTTCAGCGATAGTGATGTCTTTATTCACCACGCCGAACTGCTTCAGATTTGGCGAATCAGGAAACCGTTCCGCATAGTTGAAGCTACCAGTCTTAATTAAAAAGCAGACAGAAGCCCGTAACTCACCTGCAATTTTGCGATTTTTAGGGGTGTCAGGCACCCCCAGATTTTCACGTACACGCTTCCCTTTATAGTGGAAGCAGATCCGGAGTTTACCTCCGTGGTTTTCAACGCCGGTTGGATAGGCCGGTTTAGCCATAAATCCTCCTGCGTCCAAGAGCTTCATCAGATTACATCCTCAAAGATTTAAGTCAAAGATCGACTGCTGGATTCGGCTGGCTTTTGATCCAACGGTTTATCTCAGGGATGCAGTACATGCACTCGCTCGTTGGCTTCGGGCTGCCGTCGGGCGCTATGTGCTTGTATTCTCGTCCGAGCATCCAGGATTCCTTGCGGGCCCGGAGAACCGTTCCGGGTTTTAGCCCGGTAACTGCTATCAGAACCTTTTCTGTAACCCACTCATTAGGGGTCAGAAGAATGACATCGCTCATACCCACCTCACACCACATTCAGGCCACGGCAGTGGCACCACGTTTCAAACATTCTTTTAACCACTTCACGGCAGTAAAACCCTTCTATATCCCTCGTAAGGTCGTAGCGGTTTCCGTACCGCTGGCGCACCCACACTTCGAAAGCTTTATGCATCGCTATTGCCCCCAGATAACCATTGCGGCCGCAGCAAGCGCCACACCAACAACCATAAAAGCATCAGGCCAGCTCATCTTTTACACCACGTTCCATTTTTTCCGTTGCCCGCATAACGCAGCGCGCAAAGGATGAGGGCGTTACAATCCGGCGAAGCTCGTCTACCAGATAATCGTTATGCTGCTGGTGCAACCGCATGTTGCGCTCTTTCTCCTGCTGCCGAAGAACGGCCAGACGCGCTGTGATAATGCGTCGCTTAGCTTTTACTGCGCGCAATGCTGCCTCTGCCTTTTTGCGCCATTCACTCCATTCGCTACCGGATCTGGATTGCTGTAGCTGACTTTCTATGCTGATTTGCGTAGCCTCTGCATTGACCAGTTGCTCCAGGCATTCGCTGACGCTATTCAGGTTGTCTGTGTCGATAAATGTTTTCTGCATCACTTCACCCTCACTTCGATCCCGGCGATGGCACAATAGCGCTCGATTGATTCCTTCACCCAGCGTTTATAGGTTTCTGGGTGGAATACTTCCGTCTTGCCGCTGCCGCTCCAGAATGCCTTCGAACTGGTATCAGGAAGGGTGATGGTCAACGTTTTGCCAGCAGCGTCATCCAACTGAAGCCTATCGAGAAGGTCAGCCAGATCATTACTGTTGATTGTTCCGCTTTTACGGCATAGTGACGCCAGCAGTCTGATCCGCCAGTCCTGTGTTGTTGATTCGCTCATTGTTTTATCGCCTCGCGATATAGCTCAAAGACCGTCGATTTCATTGGCATAATCACAAGAAGCGGATCACCGTAGAAACTGTTAACTGCGACGTTGAGCAGGATCTGACATGGTTTTTCGGGCCCGAAGAAATTTAATTTAACGGGCATCGAGCTAAATTCAGCGCCAAACATACGATAGGGCAGAGCCAGAAGCTCTGCTGAGAACGGCGGAAACTCATCACACGGTTCAACATCTGTCGGCAGCAGCTTACTCAGGTCAGGAAAATTACCCCCAACCAGTTCAAGTTCGTTATGGCCGACAGGTCGCCTGCTGTCGTCCATGTGTGCGGCGATCCACTGGCTGTCAATTTGTTGGAATACAGTTCCTTCAGCGGTAGCCGGTATTTCACCGTGGAGAATGAAAACTGCATCAATATCGGTCTTTGAACCATGTTCCATGGAAACGGCCGCAATACCATTAGTTGCCTGAATGTGGGTTGGGGTGATGTGAATACCCCGTAGGTATTTGCGTTCTTCTTTCTCGCTGGCGACGCAGCACAGGGCTGCGCGGAGTAAATCGGTATAGATAAACATTAATATTTCCCCTCAGTGCATAACTGGCATTTCTGGTATGCCGCTGGTTTTAATCATTCCGATGTAGTCATCGTGAAGCATCTCAAGCCCCTCTCGCCCAAAGGGTGACATCCTGAATCCGTCTCCGGGATCTGCAATCACCATGTTCTGGTACATGCGAAGAGCCATCTTTGAACCCTTCTCCACGCCGTATTTCTCAATCGCGATACCTTCTACGTGGTTGGCGAGAGAAAAACGTAACGGCCCAGGGTAAACGCTGATTGCACCGTGCTTGCCGGAATAGATAACGGCTGTATCAACGCCGCCTTCGTCGTTTGGAACGTCGATCGTCCCGTTCTTCTCCCGCTCCTCAGCTATGAATACCGCGGCGAGCAGCCAGCGCCAGACAATGATTTGTTTATCGATGTTGAGTGTGATCCAGTTGCTTTCCACTGCTTCCATAATGCAGGCCAGCAGTTCCAGCCCTTCCGCAATGCTTTTGTCATAGTGACCGTTGTCGAGCTGGCGAATAGCTGCGGAATATCCAATCACGCGATTTCCAAACCGAATGCCGGTTGACGTAGGTTCGGGATTAAATGTTGTGCGATCCATTGCGTACCTCTGCTGGTTTGCTGGACTGAAGTTCTTCGCGCTCTTTCACAAAGCGGACATGCATGGCGTCCCACTTTGCGCACCACTTCTGCATTTCGCGCTTACGGGCAAGGATACGGCGCAGGCGATGCTCACAGCGCTGGTGGGCTATGAAATATTCACGAGTAACGGCGCCACGCTGACATACTTCGCCGTGTACCGGATGGCATACCTTCACGTCCGGATGGCGGCACTTAAAACCTGATGTTTCGAAAGCTCTGGTAGTCATGAAGAACGCCAGGTAACGGATCGCCGTGTCGCGGCTGAAGCATTTCTTAATGCGACCGTGGCGCTCCGCGACGAACAACGGGCCAACTGGTGTGTCGTGTTTCTGTAATGCCAGGTCAATTGCGCTGGCGGTTCTGTTGTCAATCATTTTCCCCTCACTTAACTCTCATTCTGGTTAAATGCAGGATGTGGCTGGGCGACGATAAACCCGGCCTTTTCCAGCATCTGAACAAAATAATCAACGGAAGCAATAAACTCATTTTCGCGTAATGGTTGTAATTACCTGCCCGTTTTCAATCGTAAGAACGATACGTGTCTGTTTATGCTTAATGGGGGGGCTTAGTCATTAGTTAATTCCTCCGCTTTTAATGACTGGTCTGCCAGTGTTGCAATAAGTGCATTCATAAAATCCACACCATCGGGTGTTAACTTATTAACACCCATGCAATTCGAATAATGCTCAGCAATTAAATGCTCTGCTTGCTCGCGTTTACGGGTGTCATAAATCATCGCTTCGAAAAGCTTTATCAGTGCCTTCGTTAAAATGTCTTCGTCCAGTTCTACGGGTAATTTCGTGCCGTCATCCAGTTTGACTATCTGGAAATAACTTCCGGTTCTTCTCATCATTGAATCCAGCTTTGCCCGGACGAGGTGACGACGGCGAGTTTCAATCAGGTTTGTTTTCACGGCGAACCTCTTCGGCATTCATCCAGTTATCTACGTGCCCTGATATTTCCCAGGCGATTTCTAGCAGGTGAAAGCGCTGTGCATCCTCAAGCCTGTAATAATTCTCTGTGACTGTTTGCAGCAGGTAATACAGACGCTCAGTTACAACACTTATTTCCGTTAGCGCCATATTGCTGTATGGTTTGGTTGCGGAATTACAATCATTCATAATTACCGCCCGTAGTACGCATCACGAAGGAGTAGCACCGCAATATGCCTGTAAGCGCTGCCATACGTCATAAGTGACTTTGCTGTTCGGTAAGTAACTTTATTTTTGACTGCTGACATAAATGGCTCTCCAGTGATTTTATGTTATGGGTATCCCCACCAGTTAAGGTGTAATAAATTTTCTACTTAATAAGGTTGTGTTAGCTGTTTGCCAGCCAGCTTAATTTAGCTGAGTTCTTAATTATTTTCTGCGACTCTTTACTGGCGTCTTCAAAAGAGCGAAAAGTATCAATATGAACAAATACCCCCCTCACGACGAAATAATTTGTATATAATGTCATCAGTATCGCCAAGATCCGATTCTAATATGGCTGAGGATTTGCAATTGAACTCATTGACTGGCAGTGTTATCCGTTGCATGGAGCCACCTTTGATTTTATTTCTTGCAGTATATTGCGCATCTGCCCCGCATAATCATCCAGAACGGCAAACATCACATACTGCAAATCGCCTTCATCTTCATTGGTGAAAAAATGCTGATTAGCTAAATCAATCATTCCACCGAGCTTGGTTGCGATAAGTTCAGCATCGAACAACTCATTGCTTATATCTGATGACTGGACGTTTGTTTTTTTTGCAGGGGTTTTCGCTTCACTGCTATCTGCAACCCGATTTTTAATAATCAATCCGGTGTCGGTGACAATATCGGCGGATTTAACTGCACGCCGGGCTGCTGGTTTTAATTCATCACCGTTGTAATCGTCTTTGGTGAGGCATACGACTGTCACGCCTTCGTATTTATTCATGGGACACCTCCACTTCTTTCCCCGTCAGCAGCCAGGTCACGCTGGTTTTGAGTGTTTTAGCCAGTTCGTCGATATGCCTGCTGGGTGGTGTGGCTTTCCCTGTCTCCCAGCGGAATACCGTACCTTCAGGCGCATTGAGGTCGAACTCCAGTTCATCAGGGCTCATTCCCAGCGACACGCGAGCTGCGTTAATACGCTTACCGATAGTGGACATATCCACGCCCTGCATAACATTGACGGGCACCAGTGGTGCACTGGTGGATTTGCTGCGATCATCGAGCAACCACAGCGGATCGCATTTGAGGGCGGCGGCAAGCGGGATGATGTATGTCGCTTCAACCGGACAATTACCATCCTCCCAGTCAGCGATGCATTCTGGAATCAGGCCGAGCGCGCCAGCGAGATCGGCTTCGCTGAGTCCAATGTTCTTGCGGGCGAGTTGGATGCGGAACGCGATGGTGCCCAGCTCGTTGGCATGGAGTGGGGCGGGTTGCTTATTGGTAGTTGTAGTTGCTTCCTTTAGATACTGATGGACTATATCGATCAACTCATCGGCAATATCTATATAATTTCGAGTGGCGCGTAAAGTTCCCACCACAGAAATAATGCTTAATGAATTTGCTATCACATCGGATTGATTAAGTGATAAGCCGTTATAGTTTTTCATATTCTCCCTCGCTCTAGTTGACGACTAAGTTTCATCTACAACAAAGGCTACAATGAAATATTGTACATTACAATAACTGAGGCGCAAAAAAAACCGGCAAGTTTATTGCCGGTTAAGTTATCTACATGATTTAATTTGCTTTATTTATCTGGTTCTTGAAAAGAAATTCTTAACCTACCGATAAAATCATTGATTTCTTTAAGTCTAATGTTAAAGACTCTCAACATATTTTTCCTTTCTTCTCCTGGCAAATCTCTATATATATTAATTAGTTGCTCTTCATCTGGTGATAAAAGTACCTGTTTCCTGCTATCAGGTAATTCATCTACATGCCCAAACGATATACTGGTATAAATATCACTCTTCTCGCTATGGTCGTAAGGTGTATAGAACCAGTGAGCAGGTGCGCCGGTTACCTCCGCCAATTTCTCCAGTGCACTCTTGCGAGGCTCCCCCAACCCATTACACCACCTCTGCACTGCCTGCGGAGTTACCTTCATACGCCTGGCTAGCTCGGACTGACTAAGTTCGAGCTTGTCAAGTATTTCTTTGAGTCGTCTTTGAAAGACTGTTTGGTTTGAGCTTTTCATAGTCACAATTGTACCTCATCCATTGAAAATTTAAATACAATACATTATTGTAGTTGTAGGTTAATTACAATTTTGGATTGTTATGAAGCGCGACTTGAAAGGTAAGATCTCAAAAATCTCTAGCCAGGCCGCTCTGGCTAGTCGGCTTGGGTGTAAGCAGCAGACGGTCAGTCTTTGGATGAAAAATAGTGTGCCCGCAAACAATGTGCTGGATTTATGCGCGGCTTTAGAGTGGCAAATCACTCCTCATGAAGTAAGGCCCGATCTGTACCCAAATCCAAATGACGGCCTTCCCATAGAACCCCAAGCAGCTACAGAGGTGTGACATGTCACACGCGAACACATCACCAGATCCGATTAAGTCACTCGATATCGATTATCGCGATCCGCGAGGTGTTGTTGTGCATGTCACCGGATGGAACCGGGAAAAGCAGCAGGTCTATTTCACCAGACAGGGCTATCCGCATGAGTGCATGCAACCGGTCTGGAAGTTTCAACAGTATTTCACGAGGTGCGATGAATGAAGATATCACCACAAAAGGCGATAGCCATCTACCAGAAGACTAAAGGTCACTGTGGATACTGTGGTTGCTATCTGGACTTTGAGGAGTATTCGGCTGATCACATCACCCCAAAAAGTAAAGGCGGCTCACATGGCGTAGATAATCTACTGCCTTGCTGTAAGACCTGCAACCGTACCAAAGGCGCTCGTTCGCTTAACGAGTTCCGCCTTGTTACAGCTGCCAGAAACGCAGGTTGCAATATTTTCAGTGCCTCTCAACTTGTCTATCTGGCTGATGCGGGAGTATTGCCTTCGCTTGGGATTGATGCTGACCATCGTTTTTATTTCGAGCAGCACAGTATGCATGAGGGGGCCGAAAAGTGAGCAGCAAACTACAGGGCTATGTCTGGGATGCCTGTGCTGTTTCTGGTGTCAAAGGAACCCGGCTAATGGTTATGGTCCGTCTGGCTGATTATTCCAGTGATGATGGCAAGAGCTATCCCGGCATCAAAACCATTGCCCGTCAGATTGGCGCTGGTGAGAGCACCATTCGTACAGCCATTGCTGAGCTTGAAGCAGAAAAATGGCTTCGGCGTGAAAACCGCCGAAATGGCAACCGCAACACATCCAATATGTACTTTCTAAATGTCGAGAAGCTGGAGGAAATAGCGCTTCGGGAAAGATCTGCAATCCGTAAGGAAAGATGCAAAAACAGTCGTTTTGACCCGTCAGATTCTGACGCATCGAATTCTGATGCATCAGATTTTGACCCGTCAGATTTTGACCCGTCAGATTCTGACCAGTCAGAAATGAGCGCCTCAAGTGCACTTGACCCGTCAGATTCTGGCAAAAACAGTCGTTTTGACCCGTCAGATTCTGGGGGACATGATCCACAAGGTTTAAAATCTGATCCACAAGTAAAAGATCATGAACCACAAGAAGCGCGCGCAAAGCGCCAGAAAAAAACTTCGTTCGACCCTGCAAAAGCAAAACCTGAAAACGTCAGCGCTGAAATCTGGCAGGACTGGATTAAATTTCGCCGGGAGAAGCGCCAACCCCTGACCGAAACAACATGCACCTACCAGGCTAAGCAGCTTGCTGGTCACCAGAACGCTGATGAAGTGATCCGCCGTTCAATCGCCAGTGGGTGGCAGGGATTGTTTCCCGATCATGTGCCCAACAAACCTGCAACGATGACAGAAACGCCCGGTGCAGCAGTTTCCAGCGAATCCGGCTCCAGCTCATGGTACACGCCATCCGGAAACGGCTCGGCAGAGGTGTTTATCAACCAGGCCGCTATTGAGCGCATGAAGCGCGGTGGGTACCGCTAATGAAACCATTCCTCAAACGCATGCTGGTGGCCGGATATAACCACGGCGTTCTGCGCGAGGGATTCGTGACATGGTGTTTTGTTAAATTTGATTTACGGAGTGTGTAATGACCGCGGCTGAACTGTCAGACAAGCTATGGGATAACGCCGAAAGGGTCGCTAAGTTCCTGCTGCCAAAGGGGCACCTGGAGGGCAGAGAGTGGTGCGTTGGTAATACCAACGGTGACGCAGGGAAGAGCCTCAAAATTAACATTGGAGGGAAAAAAACGTGGGCTGACTTTGCCAGCGGCGATAGCGGTGACCTGCTGGATTTATGGGTTTTGGTACGTAACTGCCAGTTGCATGACGCTATGCGTGAGGCGAAAGAATTTCTTGGCTTAAAAGACAACGATCACCACTTCGAGGCGAAGAAAAAAACGTTCTCCAGACCGACGAAGAAGGGGGTTAAAAAAGCCAGTAGCTGTTATGACTACCTGGCAACACGCGGTATCACTCGCGAGACGGCGGATCAGTTCCGGGTATCAGATGCGGTGGTCTGGTATCACGATGAAAACAGGGAAGTACCAGCGGTGGCATTTCCGTACATTCGCAATGGTGAATTACTACAGGTAAAGCGTATTGGCACTGAACGCCCGAATGGTAAAAAACTGATCATGGCCGAGGCAGATTGTGAACCCTGTCTTTTCGGCTGGCAGGCCCTGGACAAATCCACGCGGCTGGTTGTTCTGTGTGAGGGTGAGATTGACTGCATGAGCTATGCCCAGATGGGATTCCCGTCGCTGTCAGTACCGTTCGGGGGTGGAAAGGGGGCCAAACAGCAGTGGATCGAATACGAATATCACAACCTGGATCGGTTCGATGAAATCTGGCTGAGTCTGGACAATGATGACGTTGGCCGTGAAGCCGCGAAAGAAATTGCCCGCCGCCTTGGTGAGCACCGTTGCCGCCTGGTTGAACTCCCGCATAAGGACATCAACGAATGCCTGATGGCCGGGATGGATTCAGAGGCCGTGCTGGAGTATGTCGAACGAGCAAAATATTTCGATCCTGATGAGTTGTGCTCGGCAGGGGATTTGCTCCAGGAAACCATCGACGCGTTTGAACATCGTGATGTCGGATTGTTTATCAGTCCCTGGGAATCACTGAATTACAACTTTAAATTCCGTGCCGGAGAACTGACCCTGATTAACGGCGTGAATGGACACGGTAAAACCGAGCTGGTTGGACATATCGCCGTCGACGCGATGAGCCAGGGCGTTCGCACCTGTATTGCTTCGCTGGAACTCAAGCCCGGAAAGATGCTGGCCCGACTCACGCGCCAGACTGTCTGTATGAAACGGCCAAAGCGCGAAGACATCATCACGACCAACGAATGGTTCTCCGATCGCCTTTGGGTATTCAAGTTGACCGGCACAGCGAAAGCCAGCCGCCTGCTTGAGATATTTACCTATGCCCGCCGCCGGTATGGCATTGAATTGTTCGTAATCGACAATCTGGCAAAGTGCGGGCTGGATGAAGAGGATTACAGCGGGCAGAAGGATTTTATTGACGCGCTCTGCGACTTCAAAAATGAAAATAACTGCCATGTCCTGCTGGTTACACACAGCCGCAAAACCAACGAATCAGCGCCAACCGGCAAGATGGATGTCAAGGGTACAGGCGCGCTGACCGACATGCCAGACAACGTCATGTCTATCTGGCGCAACATTCCCCGCGAACTGGCAATGCGTAAGGCGGAAAGCAAGGGGTATGAGAGCCTGGATAAAGACGAACAGGCTGCTGTCAGTATGCCTGCGTCAATGATTCGACTGCTCAAGCAGAGGGAGGGCGAAGGGTGGGTTGGTGATATAGGCACAACTTTTGATACTCGTTCTCACCAGTTCCTGGAGGATGAAAAGAAAGGTCCGCTCAATTACCTGACCAGGGAGCCACAAAACGATCTCGATATTGAATGGGAAGCGAGCAACGCAACGAGGTACTGATGATGAAAAACAAACAAGTCACTATCGCAATGGAAAAATATATTCGTATCCACGAAGAAATTAAAAAGCAGGAGCGTGAGAGCATTGCAGACGATCCTGATGGAATAGGTTGCGGGGCTGACGCATATCTTTTTGAGGAACTGGCTCAGGCGCGTGATGAATTCTGCGAAGCTATAACTCCATCTTATTATGCTGAATTGCTGAGACTGGTTGCCATGCATCGGGATAACACTTGCGAACTGATCCTTGAAAATATGGTGCTGAAAGCAGAGATTCGTCGTCTTGGCGGCAATCCAGATTTGCTGGGGAACGTGGATTCAGAGGGAAAGGACTGATGGATGTAACGAAGGAAGACGAGCACACCATAAGCGAATACCTTCGCGTTGCTCACGGTGGTTATTCCGGGCCGGTATTCATCGATATCAACAGGCTGGCGGATTTGAATATGGCTTACAGCCGTCTGATTGTTATGACGTATCTCATGAAACAGCGGTGGTTCTGGAGGGCTAAACAATGAAACTGGAAGCGGCACTAAAACATTTCAGCCCTCAGGGGATGCACATCAGCGACAGCGTGAAAGGCACATCACCGGATCGTATAACCGGTACTGATGTAATGGCCGCTATTGGGGCCACCAGCAGCCGCGCACGATTCGGCCTGGCTGCTTTCTTCGGCAAGGCGGGGATCAGCAAGACGGATGAGCAACTGGCGGTTCAGGCGCTGGCGCGTCACGCGATGGAGACGGCTCCGAAGAACGTCAGGAAGGGCGCCGGTAGTGAGTTCGGCTGGTGCATGCAGGTGCTGGCGCAGTTTGCATTTGCTGAGTATTCCCGTTCTGCGGCCACCAGTGCGACATGTCGCAGTTGCAATGGTTCGGGGTGTGTAACGGTGACCCGGATAATCCGCAAAGTATCTTACCCGTGGGGTAAAGCTCCATACTGGGCCAGCAAGTCCCGCGCTGTTCGTCCTTCAGACTGGGAGCAATGGAACGAGGTCACAGAGAGTGTCCCCGCTGTTTGCGAGGTATGTGATGGTAAAGGCATTCTGAGCGCTCGCTGCCGTTGTGGTGGAAAAGGGGAGGTGCTCGATCGCAAGGCTACGAAAGAGCATGGGGCGCCGGTGTTCAAAATCTGTGAGCGTTGTGGTGGTGAAGGGTATTCGAGAGTGTCTTCTGCGACCGTTCACCGCGCTATTCTCAAACGTCTACCGGACCTCCATCAGTCGTCGTGGTCCCGCAACTGGAAGCCATTCTATAAAATGCTGGTGGATGTGTTGCACAAGGGGGAGACACAGGCTGCGTTAGAGTTTGAGAAGGCAACCAGTTATTGATGTGATCGGGACAAATGCCGACAATTTTTTGCACGATAAGGTTGACTTTGCATAAAACTGTCCTGTATGCTTCTAATTATGGAGTATAACGCCTGTAGATAATTAACCTTGAAAAGCCCGCCATGTTGCGGGTTTTTTTACGCCTGCAATTCTTCGCGCACCGCCCGCGCACATATCACACCGAACCACACCCTTTGAAATGAGCCTTTGAGGAAGTCAGTTAGTGCTGGCGAGCCTCGGTGGGCTGATTTCCTGTGCGGCAAAGGTTCATCTCAAAGTAAGGTAAACGCCATGCAATTAGTTGAAATTAAAAAACTCGACCTTGTAACCAGCACTGTCGCTATTGCTGATGGGGTTGGGCGTGATCATGACACCGTCATTAAGCTGGTAGACCGTAACAAGGCTGATCTTGAAGAATTCGGAAGGGTCGGATTTGAAATCCGAACCATTCAAACTGACGGTGGTCCTCAAAAGCGTCGAGTGGCGCTATTGAACGAACAGCAAACCACTCTACTGATCACCTACATGCGTAATAACGATGTTGTCCGCAAGTTCAAAAAGAAACTGGTTGCTGAGTTCTTCCGCATGCGTGGCGCTCTGGCGGGCAAAAAAATGGATCGCAACCATCGCCAGCCGCTGATTGAAGAACAGCACAGTTTAGCAGCGTAATGAGCGTCATTTCGACACGCAGCTTAATCATAGAAACCCTGCCACGGCGGGGTTTTTATTTTTGTTAACACATCCGTGCTTATCCAAAAGCGCTTCGCTAAAGTCCGAACAACCGTGGGTTGTTTGTTGGATGGAGTGCCTTTTATACGGCTCAATCAGTGCAATGGTTTGTATTGACAGATTAGCGGTTTGTTTTTATAAAAGCGTCGCTTCCGTATGATTGTGTTCTACAGTATCAGTTATGGGATGCGGGAGCTTCGCCCCTGTATCTTTTACAGGGGCTTTTTATACGGCTGTGGTCACATATCTGGGGTCTGGCACGTATGGGGGGCCTGTGCTGGTTTATCTGTTGTACTCTCCGGGCCGGAGTGAAAAAATTTTCCTGGCAGATCTTGAAAACTGTGTAAGAGGAATTATTTTAATTATCGGACAAGCAATGCTTGCCTCTATGTTGAGCTTTTGAACAGGAATTCAGGAGGTTAATTATGGCACTCAGAACCTTGTCAGCACTCCCGGTATTTGCTGATTCCATTTTCTCAGACCGTTTCAACAGGATTGACAGATTGTTCAGTCAGTTAACGGGGGATACCCCTGTAGCGGCTGCGCCTTCATACGATCTCAAGAAACAGGATTCGAATCGTTATCAACTTACGGTAAGCGTTCCCGGCTGGAAGGAGGATGAGCTTGAAATTGAAACCGTGGGTGGAAACTTGACTGTTGCTGGTAAGCGGGCCGAAGAATCTTCAGAAGAAAAAGAAAACTGGATATATCGTGGTATCCGACGCGCGGATTTCCAGTTAAGCTTTTCTTTACCTGAACACACTAAAGTGAGCGGTGCAAAACTGGAGAATGGTCTTCTGCAGGTGGATATTTACCAGGAAATTCCTGAAAGTGAGAAACCTCAGAAAATAGCGATAGAGAGCAATCAGAAAGTGATAGAACATAAATCATAATTGGGTGTAAGTCTCAGCAGACTAAAGCTCCCGTTTATGTAACTACTCTTTATTTCGATATGACAATACCTTATATACTTCACCTTTCGGCCTGCTTTTGCAGGTCTTTTTTTTGTAAAAAAAAAGCCCGCAGAGTACGGGCATAACACAGAGCAAATAGCTAATATTCAAGTTGTCTTCATCAACTTGTGAGAAGAATTTAACCTTAAGCGAAATTTATGTAAAGACATTATTACTTATCTGGTTATTGGCTGCCTTCGGGGCGGCTTTTTTTATTTCCCCTCGTACTGAGAGGAGCCACATCAATAAGAGGGGGCTAAATGTCCGATCCATTAACCGGCGCTGGCGCAGTTCTCGGCGGTGGCCTGCTGGGATCCGTTGCGTATGGAGTTTTTACTCACACCGACTTTGGCGTCGTTTTTGGCGCGTTTGGCGGTGCAGTATTTTACGTCGCAACAGCAACAAACCTTACGCGAGTCCGCCTGGCGGCATATTTCCTGACCTCGTTCATCGTCGGGGTGCTTGGAGCCGGATTTGTTGGTTCCTGGCTCAATGCCGCCACGCGTTATGAAAAACCGCTGGATGCGCTCGGCGCAGTAGTTCTTTCTGCACTGTGCATAAAGATTCTAACTTTCCTTAATAATCAGGATTTGAACAACCTGTTTGGTGTCTTTACGCGGTTACGCGGGGGAGGGGGAAATGGTAAGTGACCCGACAGCACTGCTTAACTCGATCACCTGCGCGGTGATAGTTCTTGTTCTGATGTTCTACCAGCGTCGGGGTGCACGTCACCGGCCTTTCATTTCGTTTCTGGCATATCTGACCGTGCTGGTTTACGCCGCCATTCCTTTGAAGTTCATTTTCGGTCTGTATAACGATTCAAACTGGTTTGTGGTACTGGTGAATATTCTGATTTGCGTTGCAGTTCTCTGGGTTCGTGGAAACGTGGCTCGACTTATTGACATGCTGCATAAATAAAAGACGAGTTGCAGCGACATCACTACAACCCGCCAAAGGTCACCAAAAGGTATTAGGATAAATCTTAATTCTGATTGTGTTTTAAATCACTTCTTAAAGCATCCTTAAATATGGTAGTTGCTGTACGGATAATTTTATGAATCAACAACAATTTCAGCAGGCGGCTGGTATAAGCGCCGGATTAGCTGCGCGCTGGTTTCCGCACATCGACGCGGCAATGAAAGAATTTGGCATCACTGTGCCGCTCGATCAGGCGATGTTCATCGCGCAGATGGGGCATGAGTCCGGCGGGTATGAAAAGCTGGTGGAAAGCCTGAACTACACAGCCGATCGTCTTGTTCCCGTATTCGGCAAGCACCGTATCACGGCACAGCAGGCTGCTGCACTCGGCAGAACGGCAACGCAACCAGCTAATCAGAAAGCGATAGCCAATCTGGTTTACGGTGGCGAGTGGGGTAAAAAGAATCTGGGCAATCAGGTTGCCGGTGACGGGTGGAAATATCGCGGGCGCGGGCTGAAGCAAATCACAGGGTTAAGCAACTATCGCAAATGCGGCCTGGCGCTAAAACTGGATCTGGTCACGCAGCCGGAATTACTGGAGCAGGACGAAAATGCAGCGCGTTCCGCAGCGTGGTTCTTTGCCACCAGCGGATGCCTTGTGTATTCCGGTAATGTGGAACGTATCACGATCATCATCAACGGCGGTAAAAACGGTCTTGATGACCGCCGTCGCCGTTTCAATCTGGCAAAAGCCGTGCTGGTCTGAGGCTGCTATGGGAATTGAAATGATTATCGGCCTGGTTGTTGCTGTGCTGGCCGCAATTGCAGGCGCATTTGGTTTCGGTCACGCGCGCGGCACCAGCAAAGCGGAAACCAAAGCGGGAATTCAACGCACAGAAGAACGCGCGGCAGCTACTGAAGCAGTTGCAGAACGCCGGGTAGAGACAACAAAAGGAGCCAGGGATGTACAGCAGACTGTTAATCATCTTCCTGATGACGATGTTGACCGCGAGTTGCGTGAGAACTTTACCCGCAAAACCTGAAGTAACGGACACGGCATGTGACTGGGTACACGTCATCTACCTTACTGAGCATGATATTGAAGTAATGGATCGGTATACGAAGAAAGACATTTTGGCGCACAACAAAGCAGTACAGTTCAACTGCAAACAGGGAGTAAAAGAAATTAAGCACTAAAGCAGAGAAAACATATTGGATGACGGCTGATTTCACGCTGTTTAACTATTGTCCATATCCGGTCATATTCCTCCGCGATATAGTGAGAACGAGAAAGTGTGAAACATCCCGATGTATCGGTTTCTTCCATTTTAATATGTAAGTAGAGAGCGGGACGGTGATGAGTCGGGCATCCTTTGTGTCGGCTTACCTTGTTTTTCGGCAAAGATATTTGCTATTAATTACGCCATCAAAGAATCGACCTTTGGATTTTGCCGTCACAAAGGAATTGTAAGTTTTTTTCGACACTCTAATGTATTGATAAGTACCTGAATCTACAAACGCTATCTCCAGTATTTTCTCTGAAGGGTAGTAACCAATAGATTTTATTTTTGATGATATGACCTCATGGAAGTACATTTTATTTCCTTGTGGTTAATGATACTGGCCTTCCATACTACACCATTAAACAGTTTCCAGGGGAAATAACATAAACAAGTTGTTAGTATTTTTGACTCAGGTGCTGGCGAGAATGTATGTTGTCCTGGCGATGACCCCGCAAGCGGCGGGGCTAACTAACGTAAGAAAAGCATTATCACCCAGGCAGGGTTTTACCGTGATAAAGAAGGAACTAAGGCTGACTGGAACAACGTGCTGCAGTATGGGCAGATGAGTTGTGTCCCTTTTTGAACTCTCATAAAGCTATGTTCTGAATCTTTTGAGCAGGCAGGACAGGAGCATTTTACAAGGTGATTACGGCGATTTTTTGTATCTTTACGTCCGGACATAGTTTGCTTCCTGTTTTTATAAGGTTGCAACCATACACGTTTCGATAAGAAATAGCTCGCCTTCATTTCTGGATATTTATCTGAATATCACTATGTATCATGGCTTGCACCGACTGGCGCGGTTGGAGAATGTGTTGATTTACGTCGATATTGACGTTATCTATTGATATGCTGACGACTATTGGTGTCGTAATTTATCCGACTTAAAAAAATTGACTCTTCCATGAGCCTAAATCCCTGAAAAAACTTAGGGTGACAGATAAAGGTCCGGATCAGCATGACAGAGTTTATGTATAAAGCCAGTTATATTATTTTTACCATTCAAATGATGCAGAAAAGAGGCTATGAATTTCTTTACAAAACTAATGCTTGCTAAGTATGGTTAACCATGCGTTAATGAATGTGCGGTTTGATACAAAATTATCTGAAGCAGTTATTGTAATACCTCTCATTCTTAATATCTCTTGAGATTCCTTTAGGTTTTTTTCTCTCTGATAAATTTTATTCAGACCATCATGCCTAAGGGCTTACTCAAAAAGGTATTAATTATGTCAAATAAAATCACTGGTCTGGTCAAATGGTTCAATCCTGAAAAAGGCTTTGGATTTATAACACCAAAAGACGGTAGCAAGGATGTTTTTGTGCATTTCTCTGCAATTCAAAGTGAAGATTTCCGTACTCTTAATGAAAATCAGGAAGTCGAATTTTCCGTCGAGCAAGGGCCAAAAGGCCCGTCAGCTGTAAATGTTGTGGCACTTTAAGGCAGCAATTATCTCTAACTATATTCACTTCAGGTGTCCATGCTGTCATGGGTCACAATTCAGGACATCAGTGTTTGATGTTACTGACAAAAATCCGTCCGGAGCGAAATGTATTTTTTGTAAATCACCAATGATTACATTTGATAACATTGTTTCATACATCAATTCCGGCCAGGCTACTCTGGATTTTCGGAAGTAAATTAAGGCTCCGTTACGGGAGCCTTTTTATCTTGTGTAATCAGCATGGTTTTCGCCACTAATCTGGATAACCTTATGAAAAAAGTAATAGTATTTTTTAATGCAAAACCTGCTGCTGTCGTAGAAGTTATGCCGACCATAACAACAATATTGCGGGAGTACCCTAATGGTGAAAAAGCGCATTTGACTGTTATGTCTGCGGGCTTCCCGTCTCTGACTGGTGATCACCAAATTGTAAATGTGGCTACTGACCGTGAACTATCATCTGAGGAGATACTGGAAGCAGCAAGGAAATTGATGTAACTGATTGTTCTGCTTATTCGCCTCTGCAAGATTATGGACAGAGGTGGTGTCGTGGTACAAGGAAAAGAGGTAACCCCGTATTTCTCCTATAATGATAGTTAAGAAAGACATTTTATTGGGGTGGGATTGGTTATGACGATTTATCTACGAAGTTCTGTAACAGGAAAAGTTCTGACGCAGGAAGAGTGGCAACAATCCTTAAGTGAGTGGGAAGACGAAGGTGGTTCACCGTCTCCGACCGAAGAGTTTATTGAGGTTGTGAAGGACAGCAAAGGGAACTGGGTTGAGAAAAATGATTCGTCCTATCCCTCCTGAAAGCGTCTTTTAGACTCAGTTTCACTAATGTATTCAAACGGAAGAAGTCTGATTTTTATATTATGAATAGACCAGTATGACTTTTCTCGTCTGATGGATGCACCGGGAACAAAACAGACATTTCCTATACTGCGAATCAAAGCAAACTTACCATTAGTAAATTTCACCCGATGGATGCATACGGGATGTGATATCTCTCCACGGAGTAAAGTTTCAATCACATATCCTTCTATAATTTTTTCATTTTTGTGGCTCATAATCAGTTACTCATTTTAAAAAGCGTTTGTACTCTAAATGTTAATTTTCTCTTTCTAATTAGTCAGTTATCCACCTATGCAGGAATATTCAGATGGCAGGAAGATGTGTCCGCAGTAAGAGCATTTCAATGGCTTATCTCTGCGCAACTGTCTGGATTTCTGATTCGTTATGCGTGAACATTCCGGACATTTGACTTCGACTGGACGTTCTTTGAATTGCCTGAGCCCACTGGAGTATGTCATGAGTGGTAACTCCTTTTTTAGGGAGAGGGGATCACAACCATACACCTCCCGATGTCCAATAGCTCTTTGTTTGAGTGTTTTTTAGACAATTGATGATATGCTGAAACATATTCATTGGGGCAGGTATTTCCTATGTCATTCTTAAATAAAGTAATAAAATTATTCAGTAATTCATCAAATATCACTGTAATCTGTCCGGAGTGCGGACATAAATCTCGGCAGTCAGTAGTAAAGATTAACCGAGGTAGAACATTAATCTGTCCTCGTTGTAAGGCACTGTTTGTTGCTTCTCGATAATTATCAGATCGACGGTTGTTGTGCACTGAATTGTTGTTGATGTGTAATAAAAATGAGACGCTTAAACTGAATCAGGTTATTGAAAAATAAGAATTGAATATAGTTCTGGAATGAATTCATCATACATGATGTTCTAACTGTTTTGACAGGGTTCAGTGTATTCACTGAAAAGCTTTTATGTAGCTCTCATGCTTCTTTACACCTGAGAGAATGGCTGGAGAATAGATTATAATTTATAATAAGTTAGTGTTGAAAACTTATGCTATCAACCACTTTACTGGCATGTTCATACTTTTGAAAAACCAGAAGAGGTCAATATGAGTTTAGAGGAACAAAAGCTAAAAGCAGAAGCAGAAATTTCCGCCCTTATCTCTAAAAAGATTGCTGAATTGAGAAAAAAAACGGGCAAAGAAGTTTCTGAAATTGAGTTTACTCCCAGAGAAACCATGACTGGTCTCGAAGGTTACGCAGTTAAGATCAAACTCATATAAATTCTCCCTTACTCATCAGGTCGCTCAGGCGGCCTTTTTTATGTCTTACAATTGATAATCACTATCATTTCAGTGGGTCCTTCCGGTGATTCTGAGCACCGAGGGGGCGAGGACACGCGGAAAACGGCTGGTTTTTTGCATTTTATCGGCATCATCATCATTCCCTTAACCTGTTGATATTTCAGTCGTGAAATTATTCACGATGTCGAAATGATTAATTTTTGTTCATCATCATGGATAACGAGCTGAAAAATCTCCGCCTTAATATTAACCAGCTGGCGGCGCTTACCGATCTGCATCGTCAGACGGTCGCCAGCAGGCTGAATAATGTCGAACCTGCTCCCGGCAGTAATTCCCGTCTCAAACTTTATTCCGTTCTGGATATTCTCCGGGAACTGCTGGGCCGAACAACGACACCGGAACTGGTGGACGTCGATAAGATGCTGCCACCCGATCGCAAAGCGTGGTTTCAGTCTGAACGTGAACGCCTTAAGTTCCAGCAGGAAACAGGTGAACTTATTTCGGCATCGGCAGTTACCCGCGAATTTTCCTCGATGGCGAAAGCCGTCGTTCAGGTACTGGAAACGCTGCCGGATATTCTGGAGCGCGATTGCGCGATGACACCTGCTGCTGTGGTCAGGGTGCAAAAAGTAATTGATGACCTGCGGGATCAGATTGCCCTGAAGGTTGAACAGGCAGATACGCCGGAACAGGAGGACAGTTCGTCAGAAGAGGAGTAAGCCATGCGACAGGCCACGGCGGCGGAGGTCAGAAAAAACACTGCCGGGATCATCAGGGCGCCACGTCGAATGCCTGTTGCCGAGGCCGTACATAAATACATGCATGTCCCGGTTGGTGTGGGTAACTATGTTAAATGGGACCCGGACCTTGCCCCCTATGTTGTGGAACCCATGAACTGCCTGGCATCGCGTGAATATGATGCTGTCATTTTTGTTGGCCCGGCCCGAACAGGTAAGACAATCGGTCTGATTGATGGATGGGTGGTGTACAACATTGTCTGTGATCCGTCGGATATGCTCATCGTTCAGATGACGGAAGAGAAAGCGCGTGAACACTCCAAAAAACGTCTTGCCAGAACATTTCGTGTCAGCCCGGAAGTGGCAAAGCGTCTGAGCCCGTTACGCAACGACAACAACGTGCATGACAGGACCTTCCTTGCCGGGAACTACCTGAAGATTGGCTGGCCTTCCATCAACATCATGTCCTCGTCAGATTTTAAATGCGTGGCGCTGACAGATTACGATCGCTTCCCTGAAGATATCGATGGCGAGGGCGATGGATTTACTCTTGCCTCCAAACGTACCACCACCTTTATGTCTGCGGGGATGACACTGGTCGAAAGCTCTCCGGGCAGGGAAATCACCAATACCAAGTGGCGGCGTAAATCGCCGCACGAAGCTCCGCCAACCACCGGAATCCTGGCTTTATACAATCGCGGCGATCGCCGCCGCTGGTACTGGCCATGCCCACACTGCGGGGAATACTTTCAACCTGCAATGGAGGCAATGACAGGCTACCGGGAAACACCTGATCCGGTGAAAGCCAGTGAAGCCGCGCATATTGAGTGCCCGCATTGTAACGGCATTATTACCGCCGATAAAAAGCGGGAACTTAACGGAAAGGGCGTCTGGTTACGTGAGGGCCTGGTGATCGACAGGGAAGGCAATATTACGGGGGAAGGTCGCCGTTCGCGTATCGCGTCGTTCTGGATGGAAGGACCGGCAGCGGCTTATCAGACCTGGTCCCAACTGGTCTACAAGCTGCTGACGGCGGAGCAGGACTATGAAGCAACCGGCAGTGAAGAGACCCTGCGCGCGGTGATTAACACTGACTGGGGACGGCCGTATCTGCCCCGCGCGGCCAGCGAGCAGCGCCGCGCCGATGTGCTGATGCAGCGGGCTGAAGATTACGGTAAACGGCTGGTGCCGCCCAAAGTCCGTTTCCTGCTGGCGTCAGTTGACGTACAGGGCGGGAAGAAACGCCGCTTTGTGGTCCAGATCATTGGCTACGGTGAAAACGGGGAACGCTGGCTGGTGGATCGCTATAACATCCGTCAGTCCCTGCGCTGTGATGAAAATGGCGAAACTCAGCCACTGCATCCGGGCTCCTATCCTGAAGACTGGAAGTTGCTGATTACGGATGTGCTGGAAAAAACGTATCCGCTCCAGTCCAGTCCTTCGCGGCGGATGCCCGTACTGGCAATGGCGGTCGACAGTGGCGGGGAAGATGGTGTCACGGATAACGCCTATAAATTCTGGCGTCAGTGTCGCCGTGATGGTCTGGGTAAACGGGTTTACCTGATTAAAGGGGACAGCACGAAACGTCAGAAAATCATTACCAGAACCCATCCCGATAACACTGACCGAAGCGATCGCCGGGCGGATGCGCGCGGCGAGGTTCCGGTTTATCTGTTGCAGACCGACCTGCTTAAAGACCAGCTCAGTAATAACCTTGAGCGTGAAACGCCCGGGGCAGGGTATATCCATTTTCCTGACTGGCTCGGGGAATGGTTCTACGAGGAACTGACCTACGAAGAACGTGGGACAGACGGAAAATGGCGTAAGCCGGGAAAAGGCAATAACGAAGCCTTTGACCTTTTCTGTTATGCCCACGCTGTCGCGATCCTGCGCGGCTACGAAAAAATCCGTGACTGGGAACAACCGCCAGCCTGGGCGGCTGCTCAGGATATCAATTCAAACATTATTGACGGGGAACGCCCCAGGGAGATTGCTGTGAAAAAAGCGGTGCCTGCACGTTCGTCTCCGGTTTCAGAAACTGAACAGGCCAGCACGCTGTCTGGCGGCTGGCTGGGTGTCAGCGAAAACGGAGGCTGGCTGTGACGAAAACAGAAATTCAGCAGATGCTGGTTACGGTTCGCCAGGCTTACCGTGACTCCCTTGATGGTAAAAGCGTGTCTTTCACTGGTGTGAACGGGCGCGCCATTACTAACCATGATCCGGTAGCGCTGCGTAAAGAGCTGGAATACTGGGAAAAACGCTGGGAAACCGTGAGTCGTCGCAGCGGTTCTTTCAAACTCGCTAACTTTCTTTAAGGCTTCACATGGGCATTTTTGACAGAGCACTTGGCGCCATTGCGCCAGGGTGGGCGGTTGCGCGTGCGCGAAACAGAATGCTGCTGCAGGCGTATGAAGCCGCGCAGCCGTCGCGCCTTCATAAAGGAAAGCGGGAAAGCCGTTCTGCGGATACGGCTGTCTTTGCCGCTGGTGTGTCGCTGCGCGAGCAGGCAAGGGCGCTGGATGAAGATCACGACATCGTCATTGGCCTGCTGGACAAACTGGAAGAGCGGGTAATCGGTGCTCAGGGGATTCAGGTGGAGCCGCAGCCGCTGGGGCTGGATGGCAAGCTGCATGAAGATTTTGCGGCCAGGATATCCGCGCTCTGGTCAGAATGGTCGGTGCGCCCGGAGGTGACAGGCATGTTCACGCGACCGGAAGCCGAGCGGCTGGCCCTGCGCTCTGCGCTGCGTGACGGTGAAATTTTTACCCAGCTGGTGCGCGGGCCGGTAGCGGGGTTGACCCATTCAACCAGCGTGCCGTTTTCGCTTGAACTTCTTGAAGCCGATTTTGTGCCGATGAATCTCAACAGCGTCGCCGGGCAGCAGGTGCGGCAGGGCATTATCGTCAACGCATGGGGCAGGCCGACGGGATACCGCGTCTATAAGTATCACCCGGCGAACATGGCCCGTTTCAGCGCCGAGCTTAAAACCGTTTCGGCAGAAAACATGCTGCATCTTGCGCAGCGGCGACGCCTGCACCAGTTGCGCGGCGTCAGCCTGTTGCACGGCGTGATTAAACGTCTGAGCGATATCAAGGACTACGAAGAGAGCGAACGTGTGGCCGCCCGCATCGCTGCCGCGCTGGGCTTTTATATCAAACGCGGGGATGCGGCCAGTTTTCCAGGGGATGACGACTGGAAAGGGCCAGAGAAAAAATACCGTCATTTCGATATCGCGCCGGGCATGATTTTTGACGATCTGGCGCCGGGTGAAGATCTCGGGATGGTTGAGTCAAACCGCCCGAACGTTCATCTCCATGAATTCCGCAACGGTCAGCTGCGTGCCGTCGCCGCTGGCAGCCGGGGCACCTATTCCAGCATCGCCCGTGACTATAACGGCACTTACAGTGCCCAGCGGCAGGAACTGGTGGAGGGGCAGGAAGGCTACAACGTCCTGCAGCAGTGGTTTGTCGGTCAGCACAGTCGCCCGGTATATCGCGCCTGGCTGGCGATGGCGCTGCTCACGATGGATATCCCGTCAGATGTAGACCGCCAGACGCTGTTCAACGCGACCTATCTCGGTCCGGTGATGCCGTGGATCGATCCGGTGAAAGAGGCCAACGCCTGGAAGGGGATTGTCCGTGGCGGCGCGGGAACCGAAGCAGAGTGGATACGCGCCCGTGGTCAGTCTCCCCAGGAGGTCAAACGCCAGCGAATGCGCGAAACCGAATTTAACCGTAAACACGGGCTGGTGTTTGATTCAGATGCCGCCAACGACAAAGGAGCTATGCCTGATGCAACCGCAAAACAAACCGGGCAGCCGCCGGAAGATGATGATTAACCCCCGCGCCAGCCTGGCGGGCGTTGATGCCGCAAATGGCCAGTGCTGGTATGAGATCCGCGCGCTGGCCGCCGGGCGCGTGGAGATTTTCCTTTATGACGTGATCGGCGGCTGGGGGATCACCGCCCAGCAGTTTGTCACGGACTGTAAGGAGGCCGGTGTTTTCGACGCCAGCGCAGTGGATTTGCATATTCACAGTCCCGGTGGCGATGTGATGCAGGGGTTTGCGATCTATAACACCCTGGCGCGGCTGAAAGCAAAAGTGGATATCTGGGTGGACGGTGTGGCGGCCAGTATGGCTTCGATGATTGTCTGTTTGCCTGGCGCCACGGTGCATATGCCGGAAAACGCCTGGCTTATGGTGCATAAACCGTGGGGGGGTATCGCCGGGGATTCTGACGATATGCGGGATTATGCCGACTGGCTGGATCGTAATGAAGCGCTGATGCTCAGTGCCTACATGAACAAGACCGGGCTTGGACAGGAAGAACTGGAAGCAATGCTGAAAGCTGAAACCTGGCTCAACGGCGCTGAAGCGGTGGAAAAAGGCTTCGCCGACACGCTTGAACCTGAACTGCAGGCTGCGGCCTGCGTGAATGAAAATAAACTGAAGGATTACCAGAATATGCCTGAACAGATTAAGACCCTTTTTACGCCGCGTGCCGAAGCCCCGGTAAATCAGCCGCCTGCTCCGGTTCAGCAGCCCGCACCAGTGCAGGCAACCCAGACCCAGCCGGCACCACAACATCCCGCGCCGCAGATGACAAACATCGATATCACCGCGCTGGCTCAGCAACTACAGCAGCAGATGCAGACGGCGAACGCGGAACGCGTAAATACGGTTTCCGCTGTGTTTGAGGCGTTCCCGACCTTCGCGACGCTGAAGGCTGAATGCCTTGCCGACTTTTCCTGCACGGCTGAAAAAGCCCGTGACAAACTGCTGCAGGCGCTGGCCGCAGGGACAACCCCGAGTGCGGGCCCGGGCGCCATTCATCTTTATGCCGGTAACGGCAATCTTGTCGGTGATTCCATTCGCGCGGCCATCATGGTCCGGGCGGGCTATGCGCAGGCTGAGAAGGATAACGCCTATAACGGTTATACCCTGCGTGAACTGGCACGCGCGTCGCTGGTGGATCGCGGTATCGGTATTTCCGGTCACGGTGCGCCGCTGGCGATGGTTGGGCTGGCGTTCACCCACAGCAGCAGCGATTTCGGCAATATCCTGATGGATGTGGCGCACAAGGCTGCACTGCTGGGCTGGGATGAGGCAAACGAAACCTTCGACCAGTGGACCCGCAAGGGCACGCTGACCGATTTCAAAACCGCGCATCGCGCAGGTCTGGACTCTTTCCCGACCTTGCGCAAGGTGCGTGCCGGGGCGGAATATAAGTACGTCACCCTGAAGGATCGCGGAGAACCCATTGCGCTGGCGACCTATGGCGAGCTTTTCAGCATCGATCGCCAGGCCATCATTAACGACGATATGGATATGCTTACTCGTATTCCGATGGCTATGGGGGGCGCTGCGCGCGCAACCGTCGGCGATCTGGTCTGGGCAGTACTGACCAGCAACCCGAAAATGTCGGACGGCAAGCCGTTGTTCCACGCCGATCATGGCAACCTGATAGCGGCTGACCTGAGCATCGATGGACTGGATGATGGACGTAAGGCGATGCTGTTGCAGAAGTCTGGCGATCGTCATCTCAATATCCGTCCGGCTTTTGCGTTGACGCCGGTTGCTATTGAATCCCGTGCTAACCAGTTGATCAAATCCGCCAGCGTGCCGGGGGCAGATGCCAACAGCGGCATCAATAACCCGATCCAGAACTTCGCAACTGTCCTTTCCGAAGCTCGTCTGGATGACAGCAGTCCGACAGATTACTACCTGTCGGCGGCGAAGGGCCGCGACACTATCGAAGTTGCTTATCTGGACGGTGTTGATACGCCATATCTGGAGCAGCAGCAGGGCTTCACCGTGGACGGTGCCGCATTCAAGGTGCGCATCGATGCGGGGGTGGCGCCGCTTGACTGGCGCGGCATGGTTAAAGTCACCAAAAAATAAACGACCGTCTTCTGACGGTTTTTTTTATTAAGGAGCGGCGTGTGCTGCTCCTTTTCATCTGGAGAGAAAAATGGCGAAGAACTATCAGCAGGACGGCAACACTCTTGATTTTCATAATACCGGTGCGGCAGATATTCATTCAGGTGAAGCCGTACTTTCAGGGGCGCTGGTGGGCGTAGCTCACGATGATATCCCGGCAGGATTGTGGGGCGTACTGCATACCACAGGCGTATTCGTACTGCCAAAGGCGGCTGAAGTGGTCACTGTTGGTCAGAAACTGTATCTGGCAGACGGTAAACTGACTGCGGAAGCGGGTGAGGAGGCTGCGCCGAACCCTCTGGCGGGTACGGCCTGGGCTGAGGCTGCTGCTGATGACGAGTTCGTTCCTGTACGGCTTGGCTACTGATGAACCGCTTCCGTGAACGTCTGGCGAGAGCGGATGCCCGGATAGACCGGGCATTTGCCGAAGAGGTTCCGGCCATTATTTCTGTCGGTGATGAGCAGCGGCCCGTCGCGGTGATTTTCGAATCGCCGGACGCGCCTGTCAGCGTGCCGGGGGGCGGAGAAATCCAGAACCATGTCCCGGCCTTCAGCGCCATGACCGCAGATATTGCCGGACTGTCAAAGCACGACCGGGTCCTGATTAACAATTTACCCTGGCGTGTCACTCATGTCGGTGCTGATGAAGAAGGGCGAACACGGGTTACCCTGGCATACGGGGAGCCGGGTAAGCCCCAGCCCGAAATAACGAAGTGGAGCTGATATGGCGCGGGGATCACGGTTGCGGCGGGATTTACCTGTCGATATTGATGTGGATGCTATCTGGGGAATAGCGGAAAGCATTGGGGCAACCCAGAAACAATTTCGCGCGGCATATTCCAGGGCATTAAAGCGGACAGCGGCCACATTACGGAAAAAGGCAATGGCCGATCTGAAAGATGACCTGGCCCCCAGAAGCATTAATCTGGTGCGTCGCCGGTTGCTTTCATTCCGTCTGGATCGCGGTTCCCGCCTCGATAATTTTCGTCTCTGGTTTGGTCTCAACGCCATAAAAGTGAAGGATCTCAAAGGGCGTATTTCCGGCAGGATCAGACCTCATCACACGCGCAGGGACAAAAATACCGGGCGATTCATTAAAGCCAGGCGGCAGGCCGATAACGCGGGATTCACGCCGAAAGGCCGTCTGCTGTCGGCATGCACGTTTGAGAATGGCGAGGTTGCACGTTCCCGACGGGAAAACCGCCGGACGGTGGTGATTCGTGACCCGCAGACCCGCCGCACCCATGAGGCTGAAATTGATATCTACGAACCGATGCTGAACTACATCGAGGATAACGCCTTTGCAGAAGCGATGGAGATTTTTATGCATCACTTTGAAACCGATCTGCGCGGGCGTGTGAAAGCCCGTATTTCTGTCTGAGGTAATGAACGATGGCGGAGCCACTCCTGCTGGCGCAGTATCACGACGCCGTGATCGGCGCGCTGAAAAAAATTGAATGGGTCCGGGATGCTGATGCCTACCCGGAAAAAAATGTACCGCGCTTTTCCGGCCTGGTCACGCCCGCTGTCTGGCTCACCATTAACGGCTGGGAGCAGGGCGGGGGAAACGAAGGGCAACTGAACGTGGTGCTTTCCTGCGATCTCTTTGTGGTGGTGGACCCCGCCGCTTCAGGTGTCAGCAAGCCAGAAATTTTCCTGCGCACGGCGGCGGCTGATATTACCCAGTGGATCGACGGACAGCAGTTCGGTCTGAATTATCCTGAACCCGCCGTTTTCATTGATGCCGGGCGCGATGAATTTGATCCGCGCATGGATGACTATCTTGTCTGGCGTATTTCTTACACGCAGTCAGCGGCCTTCGGTGCAGATCCGTTTGCGCAGCTGAATGCTCCGCTTAAAGCTGTCTGGCTCGGTAAGGCGCCGGATATTGGGCGCGCGCATGTGGACGATTACCGGCTGATTTACGAGGCAAAACCTGATGAGTGATATTGAGGGTGACTTACAGCGCAGGCTGGCGAACATCGTGCGGCGCGGCGTCATCCATTCAGTGAAGCATGATGGTATCCCGAAATGCCGGGTCGATTTGGGCGATATCGTTACCGCCTGGCTGCCACTCTGTCAGGGCTTTGCGGGCGCTAACCGTGCGGACTCCAATCCATATGCGGTGGGGGATGCGGTCACGGTGCTGTCTGAGGCCGGTGAGCTGAACAACGGGCGAGTGTATCCGGGCTGGAATACCGGCGCGATGCCAGTACCGGGAGGCAGCGAAAGTGAGCATATCACCCGCTACGGCGACGGTACTGAGATCCGGTACGACCGCGCGGCGCATGCCCTGACGATCACCCTGGCAGCGGGCGGCACATACACCATCGTCGGGAAAGGGACGCTGGATGGCCCGGTTGAAATCACTGACACCCTCACCGTCCAGGGTAAAACGCAGATCAACGCCGACACGAATGTGATCGGAAATATCGGTGCCACGAAGGAGATCACTGATAAAGCCGGCAGTATGAGCAAAATCCGCGAGACCTTTAACGACCATGATCACCCCGGCGACAGCGGCGGGACCACGGGAAAAACTAATCAGAAAATGTGACCTGCTTCGGCAGGTTTTTTTATGCCTGGAGATAAAACATGGCTCAGTTACATGGTGTTGAAACAATTGAACTGACATCGGGAACCGTTGCTGTCACGACGATTCAGACGGCCATCATTGGCCTTGTGGGAACCGCCCCGGACGCGTCTGACGGAACAGCGGCTTCGGGGTCATCCGGCACGCCGATTCTGGATAACGTTCTCGACTTCACCGCAACCCTGAAGGGGCGGGGCGGGAATATTATCAATGTTGAAGCGGTGGCCGGACAGACGGATGCAGAAAATCCGGTTGCCGTCGGGACATCTGCGGTCTGGGACCCGGAGTCGCTTACCCTGAAGATCACGCTGGGCTGCGATGAAAATGGCGTCATTACCGCCACACCCGCAGAGGTGGCCGGGGTCGTCAATGAGGCTGAAGGGGGAAAGGTAAAGGCAGCAGGCGCCGGAGGCGGGCTTGTTTCACCATTCATCCTCCAGCTATCCGGCGGCGAGGATGAACCTTTTCCGCTCAACACGCCTGTGGCGGTCGTCGGGACCACGCTGTTATCCCGCCTCGGTGATAACGGGACGCTGAAACAGGCCCTGACCGATATCAACGATCAGCGTAATGCGCTGACGGTGGTTGTGCGTGTTGCGCAGGAGAGTGAGGAAACTAAACAGCGCGCGGCAGTCCTGAAGGGGATCGGGCTGCTGTCATCAGCGAAATCTGTCACCACGTATCAGCCGCGTATTGTGATTGCGCCAGGTTTCAGTGAAGACGATGCGGCGGGGAAAGCGCTGGAGACCGTCGCCGGAAAACTCCGGGCGATCGCTTATGTGGACTGTGCTTCCGGCGCAACCCTGCAGGAAGTGGTGCAGCGCCGCCAGTCCTATGGCGCACGGACAGAATTGCTGCGACCGCGCGTCCAGGTCAGTAACGCTGACGGCCAGCTGGTGTACCGTCCTTATTCTGCCTTTGCCGCCGGGTTGCGCGCCAGAATCGATTACGAAAAAGGCTGGTGGTGGAGTAAATCCAACCAGGAGGTCTACAACATCCTGGGCGTTGAACAGGTGGATGAATTTATTCTTGGCGAAGAGAACTGTGATGCCAACCTGCTCAATATGCAGAACGTTTCCACCATTATCCGCCGTGCCGGGTTTAAACACTGGGGGAACCGGCTGTGCGCGACCGATCCACAATGGCGTTTTGAATCCGTCCGACGTACAGCGGATGTGATTGAGGACAGCATCCAGGAAGCCATGCTGGAGTATGTGGACCGCCCCCTTGATCGTGAGAACGCGGACGACATTATCGGCACCATCAATGCTTATATGCGCCAGCTTGTGGGACTGAGGGCCATTTTCGGCGGGCGGGCCTGGCTGGATGAAGAGCTGAACACCGCAGAAAGCATGGCTGCGGGTGTCCTGTACATCAACTACGATTTCGGGCCGAAATCGCCGACTGAACTCATCAGCCTGCGTGTCCGGGTGAACAACAACTATGCGCTTGAGGAGATGCTTGCAGCATGAGCGATAAAAATACATTACGCGTCTGGACCTTCTTCCGGCAGGGGATTCGTATCCAGGGGGCGCATGAATTTACGCCGCCGTCTCTGGCTGTTGTTAAAACAGATCTGCGTACCGGCGCCCAGGACGCTCCCACTCCGGTGGATGACGGTATGGAGGCGCTGACCTGCCAGGTCAAATTCTATGGCATCGATACTGACATGCTTGCCAGCTTCGGTTTTGTCAGCGGCAGCCGTTCCCGGTTTACGGCCTATCAGGGGTATCTGGGCAATGGTACAGCGCGGGGGACGGTTGAGGAAATTGAAGGTTTTGTCCAGACCGTCACACCGGATGCCCGTGGAAAAGAAAACCTGTCTGAAAATGCCGTTACGGTGGATATTGCCGTGAATTATTACCGGCAGTCGCTGGAGGGCCGGGAGCTTTTTGCCATTGATACCGAGCGTTTTGCGCGCCGTGTCAATGGTGTGGATGTCCTGTCCGGCCTGGCCGCAAAAGTTCGCCTCTGATTCCCCTTTTTACAATAACGGCCTGCGGGCCGTTTTTTTATGGAGTTATTTATGAGTATTCCCGGTGAAACCCGTGTAATCAGACTGTTCTCCCCCGTCACGCTTGAGGGGGGCGCGGTACTTGATGAAGTGACAATGCGTGAGCCACTTGTTCGTGACCGTATCGCTCATGCAAAGGATCGTGGCAATGAAGAAGAAAAAGAAGCCCGCATGATCGCTCTGCTCTGCAACCTCAGCGAACGGGATATCTGGCAACTGACAGCGGCGGATTATGCACAACTGCTGGACACATTTAACGTTTTTATGCTCCCGCCCGCGAAGCGACCGAAAGAGGACTTCTCCGGGCAGTAAGGTTTCTCGGGCGGCGTCTGCATTTTCCGATGGCGGATTATCTTGATATGCCGTTCAGCACTTTTACCGATTTTCTGACTGATGAACTGGAGGTAATGAACCGTGGCCGGAATAAGCCAGAACCTTAAGGCCGTTATTACTTTCGGCGGTAACATCGACAGTTCCTGGAGCCGTTCGGCAAACGGCCTGCAGAAAAGCCTGAAGGATATCGGCAGGCAGTCTGAACGGCTGACAAAGGACCAGACAAAGCTGGCTGCGGAGATTAAACGCGCAAAGCTGGCGGGGGAAAGCCTGGGCGATCTTAAACGGCGTTATTCGGAAGTGTCCAGGGAGATCAGGAAAACAGAGACTGAACAGCAGAAACTGAATGCACAGTTGCAGAAAGCGCAGCGCATACAGTCATTCAAGAGCGCTGGCAAGGGGCTGTTCCGGCGCGGGCTGGGGATCGCCGGGCAACTGGGTGGGATGGTCGGGCCGGGGCTGGCGATTGGCGGCGGCGGTGTGGTGGCCTCCGCGCTTGGTACGCTTATCGCCCCGGCAGCCACCAACGCAGAAACCGCCCAGCGCGCGAATGTGGCAAAAAGCTACGGTGTGGATGTCACCACGTTTAACGCCTGGGACACGCTGGCAAAACAGTACGATATGAACGGGGAAAACATTGGCGATCTGTTCGAAGAGTATCTGCATAAAGCCGGTGAGTATAAGCAGAACGGTAAGCAGGGGTCGCTGCAGGATGCTTTTGAAACGCTGGGCTTCAAAGCCGGTGATTTTGCCGGACTCAGTGATATGGCGCAGTTCAATAAAATTGTTGAGCGCGCGCTCAGCCTGGAGGATGAGTCAAAAGCCTCCTTTGCGCTGGATTCCCTTTTCGGGGGAGAAGCCAGCAAACTGCTGATGCTCATCAAACAGTCCGGCAGAAGTTACCGCGAACTGATGGATGAGCAGCGCCGCTATAACCTCGTCACAAAAGAAGGGGCCGAGGGTGCGATTGCAGGGCATCAGGCCATCAGTAACCTGCGTACTGTGTTCTCCTCCGCCGTTGCTGAAATATCCGGGCAACTGGGTAATGAACTGGCCCCGGATGTACGGCGCCTGACGGATGATCTTGCCGACTGGTTTAAAGGCGGCGGGATAAAACGCATTGTTACTTTTCTGCGTAATGATCTGTATCCGGGCGTCCTGTCTTTCGGTCAGGGCGTCGTTTTTGTCGGCAAAATTATTTATGCGCTGGCTAAAAAGCTTTCATGGCTGCTGCCCGACAGTTCTTCTGACCAGAAAGAGGTGCTTAAATCTCTGGCAATGACCGGATCGGTTGATATCGCACGAATGACCGCTCAGAGAAAGGGACAGGGAGAGTGGTTTGAGCAGACGCTGGCTGACAACCCGAATCTGCCCGATGAAGTGAAAAATGCGTATATCGGCACCAGGGGATTTATCAAAGACGACGATGAAACCTTCAATAAATCACTGGGTAAGTACCTTACTCCTGACAGCAGCGGGACGCTTCTGAACTGGGATACCGCCCTGCAGCAGAATCGTGAGCGGGCATCCCAGGCTGGTGATACCCGGGAGAATACCAGCGCCTGGGATAAGTTTCAGTTATCCGTGGCTGGTGTGTCTGAACCGTCGGACAACGGAGGGCATGGCAGCGCCAGCGATCCGGGCAGGTACTCGCTACCATCCGCAAGGAGACCTGATGTATCCGGTGATCCGGCGCGGGCAACCAGTGATGCCGGATACTGGGACGCGCTGCTGCAGAGGATAGACAGCCTGGATAAACAGCCATCCCGGCAGATCACCGACAACCGGAAATTTGAGTACCGGTTCGAAATCAATGCAGCGCCGGGCCAGGATGAGAAAGCCATTGCGGATGAGGTGTCAGCCGTAACCAAAAATAATTCTGCATTTAACGGTGATAACAGCCTGACTGATGGAGGGCTTATCTGGTGAGTGAAATCATTCCATTGATTGAAGAATCCGGTCAGCGGCAGGCGGGCGCGCAGCGCGGCGCCCGGCAGGCCAGTGTCATGATGATGCTGGGGGATTTTGCCTTTTCGATTGATACCACCGCATATAACCAGCTTACACGCGAAGCCAGCTGGCGGTGGAGTGAGCAGGAACGGATAGGGAACCAGGACCTGCTCCAGTACACCGGCAAGCCCGGGCGGACTGTAAAACTTGAAGGACAGGCACACGCTTTTTTTCGAAAAGGCGTGGATGCGGTAAATGACCTTTTTGATCTTGCTGACATGGCCAGACCCCAGCAACTGGTCAGCGGTGAAGGGGATGTGCTCGGGTGGTGGGTAGTGACTGACTTTTCGGATACAACGAACCGCTTTCTGCCCGGTGGAGGCCATCGTAATAAAAACTGGACCATGACGTTAAAACATTATGCCGACGATATATCAAACCCGTGACGGTGATGTCCTGGATGCCATTTGCGCTTTGCATTATGGCACTGAAAACCTCTCTTATTCAGTAACACAGGTTCTGGAAGCAAATCAGGGGCTGGCGGATTACGGGGCGGTTTACTCTTCCGGCCTGCTTATCACCCTGCCTGATCTGGTGCTGCCCGTTGAGGATTCGCCTTTTAGTTTGTGGGATTAATATGGCTAATCAGATTACATCGCCTGAATATGCTCCGGCATTCAGTATTAAGGCAGAAGGAAAGGATATTACCCGCGCGCTGCAGCAGAGCCTGGCGGAGCTGACGCTGACGGATTATGGTGGCGCCACCGCGAAAGCGGATGAGCTGAAAATTACATTACTGTCTGAAACTCTGGCCCTCCCGACGAAGGGGGCCAGGCTGCAGGCGGCGCTGGGCTTTAACAATCATCTGGTGGACAAGGGCTGGTTTGTTGTCAGCGGTGTCGCCAGCAGTGGGCCGCCAAGACGAATCGAGATTTATGCAACCGCTGCACCGATGAATGCGCAGAAGCAACCGGGTGATGTGACAGGCCAGAAAACGCGGAGCTGGGATAATCTGCGCCTGGCCGATCTTGTCAAAACGGTTGCGAGGGATAATGGCCTTATCCCGAAAGTTGCCGCCGGGCTTGCTGATATACATATCGATCATATTGATCAGGTTGCTGAATCCGACGCGAATCTGCTGTCCCGTCTCGCCCGTACTTACAATGCGGTGAGTAAACCGTCTGGCGGTTACTGGCTTTTTTTACAGCAGGGGGCAACAGCTACGGTTTCCGGGAAACAAACCGGAGGGATCACTGTCACACCGGATGAAGTGTCGAACTGGTCCTACAGTGAAGGACAGCGCGGCAGCTCCACGGGAAAAGCCACCGGCAGCGGGGGAAAGGCTGAAAAGAAAATCGGTGTTCGTTACTACGACGAAGCGGATGGAAAAACAAAAACGGTCTCCGTTGAACATGACGGCCCGGCAATGACTAACCCGTATACCCAGGCAGAGAAGAACACCGCCGAACAGCAGGCAAAAGCCAGAAAGACACAGGCCGGGCGGAATGAACAGAAAATGACGGTGACAGGTCCCTGCCGACCGAAGCATGTTCCGCTAACTGCCGAAGCCGGAGTGACGACATCCGGCTTTGGTTCCCGCGAAGATCGCAGCTGGGTTGTTGAATCACTCGTTTTTTCACTGACGCCCGCAGGGTTCAGTTACACGTATAACCTGGTCGTTGATATTCGCAGGCCCGCAAAATCTGCGAAAAAATCCGGCAAAGATAAGAACGGCCCGGATTATTTCGGTTAACCCTCCCGCCGCCAGGCGGTTCCATAACGGAATTTAATCATGAACGGTGTAAACAACCGGACAGGAAAACGCCTGTCCGGCGCTGATCATTTGCGCCAGTCCGTCAGCGACATACTGACCACTCCCGTCGGAAGCCGCGTTCTGGTACGAGACTACGGCAGCGATCTATTTTCGCTGGTGGATAACCCCCGGGATGACCTGACGCGTCTGCGGATAATTGCTGCATCAGCGACAGCGCTGGCCCGCTGGGAAACCAGACTGAAGGTGACGCGCGTACTTGTCTCTTTTCCTGAAGGTGAGTCCGGCTTTGTGCTGGATATCGAGGGGATCAACAAGGAAACCAATTTACCGATGAGCACCGGAGGCATACCCATTTATGGCAAGCAGCTATGACGTGATCAACCTGTCCGAACTGGCCGTACCGGATGCCATTGTGGTGCCGGATGCCTCGGAGATTTTTTCCCGCTGGCTGTCGCGGCTGCGGGAGCTGGACAGTGAGTTTGATGCGCTGGTGGAGTCTGACCCGGCATACAAACAGGGAGAGGTGACAGCCTACCAGTTAACGCTGGCTTTTCAGCGTGTCAATGACGCAGTCCGGGCAGTATTCCTGGCCAGCGCCAGAAATGACGATCTTGATCAACTTGGGGCGGCATTCAATGTTAAACGGCTTGTTATTGAACCAGGCGATCCGAATGCCGTTCCTCCCGTGGACCCGGTTCTGGAGGATGACAATGCCTTTCGTGAGCGTATCCAGCTTTCCTGGGCGCAGCTTAACACCGCCGGTGCGCGAAACGCTTACCGCTTTCATGCCAAATCAGCGGACACCGATGTGCTGGACGCGGATGCCTGTGGCCCGGAGACACACAACCGTCCCGGTGAAGTGGATGTGTACGTTCTGTCGCGAACAGGAGACGGCACGGCGGGGGAAACATTGCTGGATGCTGTCAGGAGCAATCTGAGCGCTGATGAAGTCCGGCCGCTGACTGACTTTGTGACCGTTAAAAGTGCGGAGATCGTCAGGTATGCAGTGACTGCCAAACTTGAAATACCGGACGGCCCTGACGCGCAGACTGTTCTGAAGAATGCGACTGATGTTTTGCGGGCCTACACCATCCTTTCTCACCGAATAAAAGCCGTCGTCCCGCTTTCAGCAATCTATGCCGCGCTGCAACAGTCCGGTGTTGTCAGGGTGAAACTGATTTCCCCGGTCGCAGATCTGGAGGCTGAAGCCGGTAAGGCACCGTGGTGTACCGCGATTAACGTTACGCGAGAAGAGGGAAACGGCAATGGCTGATAAATTTCGTTCCCTGCTGCCGCCCGGCGCTTCCGGGGGAGAAAGAGCACAGGAACAGGCCACAACAGAACAGATTACTGCGCTGGATACCGACATGGTGCGCAAGGTGAAGAATGCAGACGACTGTCCTGCGCATCTTCTTCCGTGGCTTGCGTGGGAAAGTGCCGTTGATTTCTGGGATGACAGCTGGACGGAGGCGCAGAAACGCCAGGTGATAAAAGACGCTCCCTACGTTCACCAGCACAGGGGGACAGCGGGAGCGGTTCGCCGCTCGCTGGGCGCCATAAATCTCCCGACCACGGTTGTGGAGTGGTGGGAGGATACACCGCGCGCGGCACCGTACACGTTCAGGGTTGAAGTTCACAGCAATCAGGGGGTGAGCGATGCCCTTTATTACCAGATCCGGCAACTGACGGACCGGGCAAAAAACCTGCGCAGCTACCTGAGCCGGATTGATGTGATCGCAAATATAGGTATGGATGGTTCGTTTTATATTTCGGGTGCGACGACAGCACATATCGATGTAGATATTTTTGCCGAGGAAACACATGGCTGATTACTATTCTATTATCACAAACCGTGGTAAAGAGCTGGAAGCGGAAGCGCTGGCCAGCGGCACTGTTATCGTTCTGTCCTGGTTTGTGGTGGGTGACGGCAACGGCAAACTGGTTAAGCCCAACCCGGCGCAAACCCGGCTGGTGAATGAAACATACCGGGGCAGTATTGCCGAATTGGTTGTTTCTCCCGAACAGTCAAACCAGTTAATGGCTAAAATTGTGCTGCCAACGGACACAGGAGGCTTTACTGTCCGGGAAGTGGGTCTGCTGACTGATGCCGGTGAGCTTTATGCTGTGGCGAACTGCCCGACGATCGATAAGCCGGTAGGTGGTGTCAGTGTGAATATGCAGTTTCGCCTGGCTGTATCCGACACATCAAATATCACTTTAGATGTTGCGACGGGAGACGGGCTGTTTCTGCGCATTGACCAGAACCTGAAAGAAATTAAAGCGCGGGGGGCAGCAGCACAGAAGGAGTCACGGGAATCGATCGGCGTTGTTGATGCGACGACAAAACAAAAAGGGCTCGTCCAGCTTAACAGCGCGACGAACAGCACCAGCGAGATTCAGGCAGCAACTCCGGCCGCAGTAAAAGCGGTGAATGATAATGCTAATACCCGCGTACCTTCTACGCGCAAAGTAAACGGGTACGCCTTATCAAGTGATGTTGTTCTGTCGGCTGATGATGTTGATGCAATACCTGTCGAAATTGTCGGGGTAATTAATGACAACAAAACAATTGCTTCTGCAAATAAAACGGGATGGTGGCGTGTAGCCGTTTCAAATACAGCAACTATTTCTGACTTCCCGACTTTTCCTGGAGGGGTAAAGCTGTATGGATATGGGTATTTATTTGTCGATTTGTCATCCGGGTCGTGGCTTCAGCATTACTACAGCCATCGCGGGCAGAACGCTAAGCGCCAGGGATGGGATGGGCCTTTGCCGACTCCAGGCACTTCATGGGTTATTGAATATAACACGGCTAATAAACCTACGCCCGAAGATATCGGCGCTTTACCTATTTCAGGCGGTCAGCTTACTGGCGGTCTTGGGCTTCATCGCGGAATACTCTTTTTCCCTGAGTCAGCTTATAAAAATAAAGCTGAGGGATTAACGGGGACGTATGCGACTGATGCTCTTGATTATCGCTGGGAACTGTACGCGCGTAGCAAGGCAAACAGCAGTATTCGCTCTAATATCTTCACTGTTGATATTATCGATATTTCGAAAGGTTCTACCGCTTCCGGTGGTGGTTCGAATAATACAACAACAATTACATTTCATGGCCGTATTGTCACGCCCTTTGCGATTCAACCGGGGGACTGGTCAAACTTTGATGCGCGTTACCAGGCTAAAGGTAATTATACTCCTGCTGGTCAGGCTTATACGAAAACAGAAAGTGACGGTCGTTTCCAGCCAAAAGGAAGTTATACACCAGCAGGAGAGGCTTACACGAAGGCGCAGTCTGATGCACGCTATTTGCAGGGGATTCGTGTAAGCGCAACTCAGGTTCGTGAATTTCGCGATGGGGGCGGCTATTCGTCAAATGACGCAGCATTTGCAACAGCAATCGCTATGGTAGGTGGAAGTTCGAACGTTGGTTCTCTGTTAGTTAGGTATCTCCAACGGAATATTAACGGCACTTGGGTAAATGTAGCTACGTAATCAGGGGAATAAGATGCAACATCTTAAAAATTTAAAGAAATATACTCCAGATGATGAAGATAGCCTGTTTCTCATGAATGAGCATGGAGCAGAGTTTTTTATTTCTGACGATGGGCGGGACTGGTATAAATCACAGTCTGATTTTTTACCTAATACTCTGAAAGTTGCATATGATGAAGCGGGAATTATTCGTTGTATCAGTAATGATGTGTCAACTATTTATCCGCGAGATTTTAGCATCGTGGAAGTTAAAACCACGTCAAAAAATAAAATGGCGGATATTTCAGGTGAATGGGTATTTAAAGATGGAAAAATCCAGCCGCGCCAGTATTCGCAAAATGAGCTAATCGAACAGGCGGAGACAAAGAAAGCTGAATTATTGTCAGCCGCAGCCGCTGCAATTGCTCCGTTGCAGGATGCTGTTGATATTGGTATGGCAACTAATGAAGAAACAGCGCTTTTGCTGGAGTGGAAAAAATATCGCGTACAGGTTAACCGGGTTGATACGAGTACAGCGCCGGGTATTGAGTGGCCCGAGCAACCGAAGTAGGGTTATTACGAAAAAAACGCCACCCTGATGGATGGCGTTCTGTACTGAGATGTTCTATTTAATGCCGTATTTTTTTTCGGTCACAAATTTAGGCTCTTTCCAGTTTGGACCTTTTTCAGGTAATGGCTTACCAGTTTTCTTTAACTTTCCCTCTTTAAAGAGTTTTTGATGAGTATTTAATAGTTCACCATTAGCAACAACCTCAAATTTGTAATTAACATACATCCGGTCGATAGTTGGGTAGGGTGTACGAAGAGCAAAATGTAAAAGAACATCTTCTACACTTTCATTTTTATAAATGCTTTCAAGATCTAACATTATTTTCCCTCCTCTGCTTTGCGATACGCTTCTTCTGCTTCAGGCGTATACAAAGGTTGAGTTTTTTCATTAATTTTATAATCTTCTAGAGTTGCTGTGTGGGTGTTATTCCAAACCTCATCATAATTTTCAGGTATAATACCATCCTTAATCCCCAGATTTCGATAACGCTCAAGCTCTCTGATTTCATGGGTGTAAAAGCGTTTATCTGTATCAGTGGCTTGCAACTCTCCTTTAAGGATCTTCTCAAGACGGTCAATCATCACCTTGTTTTCAGGAGATTCACCAAACCGACTAGTGTGCAGTTTCACTTTGTCCACGCCCGCACGGTCAATGGTTGCTGTTTTCCAGTCAAGGTTCTGAATAGGACCACCAGCTTTGTCCGTATTATACTCACGTCCGCTGTATTTGCCCTTAGCGTTTGTTTCACCATAAGGGCCACTCAACATTACGTACACCGGTTCCACGCCAGTACCTGCTGCATCCGGTCGCCAGTAGATAAAGTCCCGCAGTCCGCCAGCATCCACAGCCGGAGTGGTCGTTGTCACCAGCGTTTCCACTGGTTTTATCTCTGTTCCGGTATGAACTGGCGTCACTGGTACAGGTTTCTGATTACCGGTATTTGATGGTTTAGACGGAGCTGGTGCCGGATTAACCAGAATGGTTCGTGCAGGCGCCCCCGCTACTGCCGGTACCGTGATTTTATCCAGCCCGGTGGCTGCATCACGCACCGCATTCAGCACTGGTACTGCCGCCGGGATGCTGCTGTTTCCTGTTTTCAGCAACTGCATCGCCAGTTGCCCGTTACTGATAACCAGTTGTCCGCGCACCGGCAGGTTTACGCTTTTCGCACCAGGCTCAATTTTCACACCCTGACCCGCGATATGCTGTGCGTTAAGCGCAAACATGGCTTCCAGGTCACGTCCCGGCACTTTATCACTGCCTTCACCTGCTTTCGGGCTGTGAAATATGGCAGAAATCACATACCCGCCGGGGACCGCTTTCCCCAGGGTCTTCACGCTGTTCAGTATGGTGTTCAGAATGCTTTTTTCTGCTGCACCGGAAAGCGTCAGGCTCCCTGCGCCTGCCAGCGCCATCTGCACAGTACCCGGACTCTGGTTCAGCACCATTGCACCGGGTGCTTTCATGGCATTATTCGCACCTGTCACCATTTGCGCTGTGTATGTTGGTGCCGGTTTCACTCCGGCTTTTGCAAACAGTTCTGCCCTGGCCTTTGCTGCGGCATCAGCTTTTGCTTTGGCTTCTGCGGCTGCTTTGGCTTTTGCGGCAATATCAGCCTTCGCTTTGTTTTCTGCATTCTGGCGCTGTTTCAGTTCATCACTGCCCATGAACTCCACCGTCGAAACATACAGTGGACTCACACCACTTTCTGCCGGAAAACGGACTATCACATCCCGGTTATGGCTGGCGGCGGTAAAACCGGATGCACCATAGGCTCCCTGCTCTAGGAACACTCCATCCGTATTTGGCTTATAGTTATACGGGAGACCCTGGAGTTTTTTATCTTTATGACGGTTTTTGACAAAAGACATATCAGGCAGACCGGGGGCAACAGAAGCCTGATAGACCCCTTTCAGGAAACGGTTAGTGCCAGGTGCCCTGTCCTTTACTGGTTTAGCATCCACCACCGGAACCGTCATGATCTTTCCCCCCATGAGAACCAGATACTGTTTCCCCCCTTTCACCATATCCGTCACTCGGCGTCTGACGTTCACTTTCCCTCCTTTTGCAGGCAGCTTACCTGCCGGAACGTCGGTCACGGCATTCAGTGGAAGGAAAGTCACCGCCCGGGATATACCTTTCTCTTTCACTGAACCGGGGTCAAGACGGGCGAACGGTATCACGGCAGGTCTGGACGGGTCGGGGAGTCCAGATTTAAGCCCTTTGTCCAGAGCATTGAGGGCGGCTGAAACAGGATGCTGTTCCCACGTCCCCTGATAAATCATCATGCTCCATCCGGGCCAGTCCCCGTCCTCAACAGTCTGATCAATTGTCAGCCTCTGTGGGATCATCCACACGGTCTGTCCCTGTACAGAGGCGACACCTCCCATGCCGTAGTCAGACCACCCGGGGCCAAGAGATGAAGGAGGAAACGGTGATCCGTCAGCCGGATTGCCTCCGGGCAGTTTTCCTTTTGATGGCCACACCACCATCGAGTCCCCGTAATCCACCCCTTCAGTGGGAACCGTCTTTTCATTATCAGACATAGAAACTCCTTGTTTTCTTTTAAAAAAACCGCGCAACTGTAAATGCATACAGTGAAGTAACCCTACGCCTGATTTTTTTTAATGTCAATAAATGAGACGCATTATCATTTATTGACGGAGCGTCCGGATGCGTGGATGGAAAGCGGTTTATTCTCTTTTCCACCGAACAGGAATGTCAGAATCGGGAAGAGGGGATTAGCGAGAGTAATGACGTCTGTCATTTAGATGGCAGGTGCCGTACTGGAGCGTATGCAGAACCATGATACGTACAACTGGCGATCATTCGATAGTGAGAATATAGAATGATTGCCAGCCGTCGTGGATTGTATCTGCCTGCCCGGCATGACGGATCAATGTGTTTTATCTGAAACTGGTATTAATGCCATGTCTTTTTACTCAGGCTGGTGATCGCTGAAATAGCATGTGCTGAATCATCAAAAAGCCGGGTCAGTACAGGAACCCACTGCCTGTTTTTGTACTCAAGCACCAGATGCCCAGGCAGGTCTTTGCTGACGATGGCAAATGTCCTGAGTTCAGGCGTTGGAACAGGGAGATCGGTGCCAGGCGGGAAATATATTCTTACCCCGGCAATAATCATGTTGTCCATGCTCATCATTCGTTCACCAGCCACATATCGGCTTCTTCAAACATATCCTCCAGCATGCGGTTAAGTCGTTCTTTCTCTGTTTTCGTGCAATCGCTGTTTAATGCGTTAGCCTGCATCGGCTTAACCCTCACTTCGGCATCTGGAAAGATCCGGTGTACGCGCTTTGTCAGCTCGTTAAGAATGATGTTTCTTGCACCCGGTAGACCCTCTACATTGCGTTTGTCGTAAACGAGTTCCACAAACATAAAATTCCCCTTTTACTGATTGGATGTACAGTTAAATTTAAACTGTATAAATAAACAGTGTCAATGCTTAGGAAAGCAATTTTTGGGGCACCTTTGGGGCAAAAATGGTACGTTTGGGGCAGTTTTGGGGCAGAAAAGAACGTATAAAATTCGGTAAAGTTCATATAGTACCGAAATGAAATTTTTGTAACTCACTGAAAAATCATGTGCTCTTGGACGATCTTTAGTGATTTTAAAAAACATACAATCACATCTTTTCAATGATAGCGTATCGGTCTGATAATGCGTTTGAGATCGAGTGCTTAGGTAAACAAGGAGATCGGCT